CTCCAGGGGCCACCTTGTGAGTACACCAGTGCTCACCCAATTCTGGGCGAGGTTTGCAGTGCATAGCTTCGCCATGCAAAAAGGAGATGTTACGTTATGAGTGCATCAGTTCAGAGACGGCGTGTACGGATGAAGCCCAATTTACATCAGGGCTCACAGTTTGTGACCGGTAGATATTATCGCCGGTCATCCGTGAACGCGAACTGGGAAGACTGGGTTCCCCCGTCCTTCCAGACCTACGTTCCAGACCTTAACTACCGTTATGCGGAGCGCACGGATGATTTTATCAATCCGGGCCCTCCGTATCGCAGTGGCAAGGCTTTCACGTCAATTAAAGTCTCTTTACCGTCCAGTCTTGTGATGGGCGTGGGCTCCTACGACACTGGGTCAACCTTCTTTAATGGTTGGCTCCAGAAATATGTCGGCGGCTTTGTGCCGGTCTTTCCTGGCTTAGACCCGATCCCAGTAAACGTTTATAACGCACTAGGATCGCTATTCGACAGGGACGACGTGACCCCGTCTACTGCACCATATGAACCCGAGGTCTACCCAAAACTACGACCTCGTCTTGAGAGAGCCGGTCTCGGTGTTTCCGGTTTTGAACTCCGGGAACTGCCGAGAATGCTCCGGACGACCGCCGCTGGGTTTTCCGATATCTGGCGTCGGATTGGTGGGAATCGTTCGACTCCCATCATGACCCCTAAAAAAACAGGGGATCATTTTCTCAACGTCAACTTCGGTTGGATTCCTTTCGTGTCTGACATTCGCAGGATGATAAAAACCTACGAAAATCAGGGTCGCTACCTGTCTAGAATTATCAGGCAGAATGGCGAGTGGCACAGAAGGAAGTGGGTTCATGCGGAAGAGGAGCAGTTCATTGAGTTAGGATCAGGTACCGGCTACGCGGTTATACCGAGTGGCCCCCTGTTCGACAAAATGACTACTCCTGACGGCTTGGGTCGGCGAGCTTATTGGACCATGACGCTTCAGTTTAAGAAGCGCGTGTGGTCTGAGGGCTCGTTTAAATATTACCGACCTGAATTCGACGAAGCTCTCCCTGGCTTTCATAGCCAGATGGCTCACCTTAAAAGGCTAACCACGCTTTATGGGCTGAGAGTAACGCCTACAGTCGTTTACAACGTAACACCTTGGACGTGGCTCATTGACTACTTCAGTAATGCCGGCGATGGGATTGATCTCATCACGGACATTGGGGTTGACTCAATAGTCGCGCGCTACATCTACCTCATGTACCACTACGAGAGGTTCGTGACCCTTAAACAGGTCATTAACTTCAAGAGTGGTGCCGTTGCAATGACGTGGAATCGTAAGATTTCCACGAAGTTGCGGCGAGAGGCGGATACTCCTTATGGTTTTGGCCTGACCGGACAGCTTAGTCCGCGTCAAATGGGGATCCTCCTTGCCCTCGGTCTAACGACTAGGGGGTGACTGGACCCACGGTGTTCCCTGGGATCTAACGGCCGGGTGCCTTGGCACCACTCGGTTCTCCAGGGATTTAATGCCTTTAACTCAATGGAGGCTAGCGTATGGCTCTTTCAGACCCTCAAACTATTACCGTTGCTGGAAGCGGGAAGGTGATGACTAAAGTTGCATCACCCACGCCTACTTCGACCGTCTATGCGACGGCGGACGAGGCGTGGAAACTTACCGTTTCGCACCAGGTGCAGGGGGATAAAATCCGCTCTGTTGCCCGGTTTGATCAGAAGGCCATTGTCGCGGACCCTGTAACAGCGGTCAACGACTTTGAGACCCTCTCGACTTATATCGTTTTGGAAAGACCCGTTCACGGGTTCACCTCGACGAATGCGGTGGATCAAGTAGCAGGCTTTGTTGCCTGGCTAAATGCCACTATGGTTGGTAAGCTTTATGGGAGGGAGCATTAATATGGATGACCTGAATAAGATCATCTCCATCTCTGAGGAGCGTGAGATCGATAAAACGATTGATCGCGTCGTCAAGGTGGTATCCCTCGCAGAGTTTGTCTTGAATCTCCTAGCGCGTTTGCGCATGGAGCCCATGACTGATGCGGAAGTGCCTCCTGGCCCTTCTGTATCGAAAACTCCTCGAAAGGCCAAACCAACTTCCCGAAAGGGAGCAACGGTTGTGAAAGGGTAGTTGAGTCGTGCGTTTGACGTCTTCCCTCCAGTTTAGGAGGTGGCGTGAAAAGCAACGAAAGTAGCTACCTAGAGCTCGTACGTGCTGTCTATAAAGACGCATGTGCGATGTGCACCGCTGATGTCTCAGATATACGTGACTTGAAATACATAGAGTCACGGGTCAGAGCGGAAGGGTTATCATTTTTAACGATCACTCTTCCGACCTTCGCTCGGCACTTTGAAAGGTGCCTTGCGGAGGGCTATGTGTCCGCGTCAGCCTTTCCTCGATTTAGGAGGACTGGAGCCATACCTTCATTCTTGAAGGGAATGCTCGGACGTATCTTTGACCAGGAGACAGGAAGGTTAATATGTGATGAGAGTTCTTCAAACTCTTGCGATGTGCCAACTCTTGTTCTCGGCGTTAGGCAAATTTGCCTGGTGCTTAAGAAATTGGAGGTGGGCTGTACGTCCGCGAGGACGCAGCAGTCGCTTGAGAACTTCACAGAAATTGAACAGCGCTTTGAGAGCCTGCAAATCCCGGACGAGGCCATTTCTTATTTTGGCCGCGTTTCTGCTTTGCTGTGGGATAACCTTATTGGGCGTATTAAGCTTGATGAGGTGACACCACGGCACGGCCCAGGAGCCACTGCGGACCGACTCTCTGGAAACAGAAAGTATGTCTGGCAGCGGTGGCATGAGCGCCTGGAAATGTTCCTCCCGTTCTTGGGCAACGCTGCGCCTTTGAGCGCAAGTTGGTCCTTAAACGCGAGATTCCAGGATGTATCGTTCATTCCCCCGGATCAGGAGCTGCCCGTAAGGGTTGTTCCTGTTCCGAAGGATCTTAGAGGCCCTCGGATAATCGCGATTGAACCTGTCTGTATGCAGTTTGTGCAACAGGGTGTTCGTGACGTGCTTTATCGCGTTCTCGAGCAGTCTTGGCCCACGTCTGGTCACTTGAACTTTAGTGATCAGCAGGTAAACCAAGATCTTGCGATTAGTAGTTCTAGAACAGGTCAGTTGGCGACAATTGACTTATCTGACGCGAGCGACCGTGTTCCACATCGTCTTGCGTTGAGCATGTTCGATGCGAATCCCGATCTTCGGGACCTCATCGATGCATGCCGTTCAACTACGGCGGAAATGCCTGATGGTACGCTAGTGCCACTTCGCAAATTCGCTTCTATGGGTAGCGCCCTCTGCTTTCCGGTTGAGGCCATGTACTTCTACACTATATGTGTAGGGGCTCTGCTAGAGAGTAGAAATCTTCCTCTGTCGCTTCGCTCGTTACATGACGTGTGTTGCGATATTTACGTGTACGGGGATGATATTTTAGTTCCCGCGCACGAAGCGGTTGTGGTCTTCGATCACCTGCAAAAGTACAACTGCAAGGTGAACACCAATAAGACTTTCTGGACTGGAAAGTTCAGGGAGTCATGTGGTGCGGACGCTTATGACGGTGAGCTGGTTACACCGGTTTACTTGCGCAAAAGCGTTCCTGAAGGCCTGCACCAGCCTGATCGGTTAGTTTCATGGGTTCGCACCGCCCAGCTGTTTTATAAGCTTGGGTTTTGGAGCGTTTCCCGGTTCATGTACGACGTATGTGAATCCTTCCTTGGGCCTCTGCCCTGGGTTGATGAGACAAGCCCAGCGTTGGGGCGTATCTCTTTCCTGGGTTATCGGTCTGCCCACCGGTGGAACGGTGATCTCCAAGCGTTTGAACAACTTGCTTGGACGGAACAACCAGTTTATCGCACGGATGAGCTGGAGGGATATGCCGCTCTTACTAAGTGTCTCCTCGACTTGGGTCGGCTCGATGAGTCCGATCTTGCGTCAAGGGATGCTCAGCATTTGGAGCGTTCTGCACTGCACGGAGCAGTCGCACTAAAACTCCGTTGGGTCCCCGTACATTACGGGGGAGCGCTTTAGAAGCGCGGGTGGG